TGTTAAACTGTGTGGTCTTGGTGATAACAGAAGTAGTAGGAATGGATTAAACTTTAATGACATGCTACAACAAATAGCAGATGAATATCAAAACGTAACATTTATTGGAGGATATGACAGACTCATAGGAGCTAAAACTAATTTCTACCCAGCAGATCCAGAAGACTATAGAAAAAGGGTAAATGCTGGGACACAAGCAACTAGACCTAATCCAACCCCTCAACCTGATCCAGAACAAACGGAAAATCCAACTGGATACAAAGGATTCATAATAGAGGAAAAATCGTATACAAAAAGTCAGGTAAGGTCGACAATATATTCTGAGCCTGCTGATTATTATTTCGTATTGCGAAAAGATGAAGGTTATAAAATGGTTGCTCCTCCAGGATACGATCCAACGGCCGACTATGTTAAAGAGGCTATAGAAAATATTGATGAGTATTGGGAGGAAGGTACAGGTGTAAACTTCTTAGATGGTAATGATGTTTCTCCTCAAGCTCAAAACCCTCCAATATCTTCTACAAACGAAAATTATATTAGGTTGATACAGGCAAAGATCGATCTACTTGAAGAAGACCATTTTGATAGTTATGATTTCTAAGCTAGTTAATTTGCAAAAATTACTAATAAAACTATATTTATATAAAGAAGAGGAGTTAAATTATGGCATATAAACCAGAGGCACCAGCTGAATACGCTGGAAAACAGGTACTAATAAGTTCTGATAGAATATTATTTAACGCTAGAACAGATTCAGTTTTTATGTTTTCCGATAAGTCTGTTGGTATATCAACAAACGGTACGTTTAATGTAGATACTGGAGAAGCTACAATAATAAATAGTCCAGAAATTTATCTAGGACTGGATGCAACAGAAAAGATGGTACTTGGAGATACACTGGTTAAATGGATGGAAGATATATCTCAAGCAATTATGACACATAATCATACTCACGGTCAAGGACCAACAACTGGATTGATAGACCCATCAGGTTTTTCAACAGCAAAATCAACAGCTAAAAACGTGCTTAGTGCACAAAATTATACACTATAAAATATGGCATTTAACGCAGGTGCATTTATATCGTCAGTAACGCAATTAGAAAATAATCCTCCAGGGGATGCAATATCTTTTGCTAGCGGATGGGCAGATGCATTTTATGCTGGATTCGGAAAACCTTCTCCACCAACTCTAACAGCAGAGGTTGGAAAGGCACAAATGCAAGGACTATTTTTAGCAGCATATCAAAATGATAATAATGGTAAAAACTTAATGAATAGTGGAGTTAGTGTTTTTGCGGCTCAAATGGCGCCAGGAATGCTTCCTTTATTTGCAGCAATACCTCCAATGGGTTATCAAGGTTTTGCACAAGTAGATTTAGATGGTACAGGGACAATAGGATTACTTGGACCAGCTTTAGCGGCAGTAACTCTTCCATGGTTTATGAGTGGAACTGCTGTACAAACAGCAACAGGTGCAACTACCACCTGGATGTAATAAATAATGTTATAGCGCTATATTTATATAGTGTAATATAATCTTTAATAACTAGGAGATTAAAATGAAAAAAGGTGATTTAATAAAAATAATAAGAGAAGCAGTAAGGGCAGAAGTAAAAGCTGTACTAAAAGAAGAATTTGGTAAAAAGAATTCTACTAATGAGGAGTTTTCAAGTATGATGTCTCATGCTGACAAATTATTTAATGGTACAAAACAAAGTTATACTAAAAACCCAGTATTAAACGATGTATTAAACGAAACAGCTAATCAAGATTCCTGGCCAACAATGGGAAACAAGACTCTTGGTGCAAATGATGCAAGAGGCGGAAAACCTGGCCTTGCAGCTATGATGGGAATGGAAACACCTGATCAAATGTTTGGTGGAAAGCCATCAGTACAACAAATGTTACCAGATGATAAAAAACATGTTGAAGTACCAGAAGAAGTAGGAAATGCCCTAACAAGAGATTATTCTGAACTAATGAAGGCTATAGATAAGAAAAGAGGAAAATAGTAAATGCCAAAGTACGGTCCAAATAGAGAAATTTTTAGTACTCCAGCAATTGATGGAGAAGATGTAGCTTTAGGTATATCTTTGCCATTTAATACACGTGAGGGTTCTTTATTTGACTTAACATTTTTATCAATAGACGCTGGAATTACAAATCTAAAAAATTTATTACTAACTAGAAAAGGTGAAAGGGTAAACCACCCTCAATTTGGTACAAATCTACAAGATTATTTATTTGAACCAAATTACCAGGTCTTAAGAGATGCAGTTGGAACAGAGATAAGAGAAGCTGTAGAGGTTTGGCTTCCATATATAGTAATAAAAAAATTGGATGTTAAAATACCAGAAACTGGAGAAGGAAATTTAGTTGATAGATTTCATGGAATATTTGTTTCCTTAACAATTGGATTAGTAAATAACACTATAGACGAAGAAGAAGTTGTGATAAACATAAGGGATTTATAACATGGGACAACAATTACAAACACAAAAATTAAACTACTTAAATAAAGATTTTAAGGGCTTCAAAGATAAACTAAACTCTTATGCAAAAACCTACTTCCCAGATATTAGTAATGATTTTAATGAATCATCTCCAGGCCAAATGTTTATTGAAATGTCTGCCTATGTTGGAGATGTTCTTTCATTTTACATAGATAATCAGTTAAGAGAAAGTTTACTATTACATGCACAAGAACGATCTAATGTTTCAGATAAAGCTGAAAGTTTTGGATATAAGACAATAGCAACCGCTCCTTCATCAGTTGATTTAGATTTATTTATTTTGATACCAGCTGCTGGAACAGGAATAACTGCTGCTCCAGACTGGAGATATGCTCCAATTGTAAAAGAAGGATTAAAGGCTGATAGCTCAGATCCTGGGTCAAATCAGTTTTACACATTAGCTCCAGTAGATTTTAGAACTTCTAGTTCTCTTGACCCAACAGATGTTTCAGTATATAAGATAGATGCAAATGGTAATCCTGAAACATATCTACTTAAAAAAAATGTAAAGGCCCGTTCTGGAAGAATAAGATATAAAAAATTTACTTTCCAAGAACCTAAAAAATATGATGAAATAGTTTTTCAAGAAAAAGATATAACTGAAATTGTAGATTGTAGAGACCCAGACGGCAATAGATGGTATGAGGTAGACTATTTATCTCAAAATTTTGTTTATGAAGAGGTTCAAAACACTAAAACAATAGACCCATTTTTTGCTGAATTCAAAGAAGAAACTCCTTATCTATTAAAGATAAGAAAAACTGGAAGGAGATTTCAAACTAAAATATTACCTGACCTAAGGACAAAAATTTGTTTTGGTGCTGGTAGTTCTAATGTTGCTGATGAAATAATAATTCCAAACCCTAATAATATGGGAATGCATTTGCCTTATGGAAATGTTTCTGCTATGGATAATGCTTGGGATCCGTCTAACGCTATGTTTACTCGAGCATATGGACAAGCCCCTAATAATACTACTTTAGAGTTTAAGTATGTTGTTGGTGGAGGATTAAAGGACAATGTTAGAGCTGGAACAATTAGAGAAATTTCTGCTGTATCGTTTACCATGGATCAGGATGGATTAAATGGTGCAACAGTTCAATTTACAAAAAAATCATTAGCTGTTAATAATCCAGTGCCTGCAACTGGAGGTAAAGGTTCAGAAACTGTTGATGAGATAAGACAAAATGCAATGGGCTTTTATGCTGCTCAAAATAGAACTGTAACTAGAGAAGATTTTGTATCTAGAGTATATTCTATGCCATCTAGGTTTGGAAACATTGCAAAGGCTTTTATTATACCAGATGAACAGACAAATGCCGAAACTGGCGTTGAGCAAAAAAATCCGTTGGCATTAAACTTGTATGTCTTATCATATAATAGATTTGGTCAATTGACCCCTTCTAATCCAACAACAAAGGAAAATGTTAGAAATTATCTAAGTAAGTTTAGAATATTAACAGATGCAATAAATATAAAGGATGGGTTTATTATAAACTTAGGTATTGATTATTCTATAATAACCTTACCTGGCCACAACAACAATACCGTATTATTGAGGTGTAATCGTAAAATAAATGAAATATTTAATATTACCAGATGGCAATTTAATGAGCCCATATTTTTAGCAAATATTGCAACTGAGTTAGATAGAATAGAAGGCGTACAAACTGTTCAAGATATAAGCGTATATTGTAAGCATGATGCTGCATCTGGTTATTCTGGTAATTTTTATAATATACAAGAAGCAACTAAAAATAAAATTGTTTATCCTTCTCAAGATCCAGCAATATTTGAGATAAAGTATCCAGCAATAGATATTCGTGGTAAAACCGTAACATACTAGGAGATAAAAATGTATTACTCTATAACGGCAAAAAAAGATGCAACAATATATGAAAGGTCAGAAAGCCTTAACTCTGGAATTGATGAGATTTTAGAGATACAAAAGGTTGTTTCAGCATCTAGTACTGCTGATATACTTAACTCTAGAATACTAATTAAGTTTCCTTTAGGTGAAATATCACGATCAGTTGTAAATGGTTCAATAACAAACGCAACATATTCTCTTTGTTTATACACTGTGCAAGCAAAAGGATTAGCTTATAAATATGGATTAGAAGCATATCCAGTATCTCAATCATGGGAAATGGGTAAGGGTAGAACACAAACTAAAAAATTATCAAATAGTGGTGCATTAGTTTTTGAAGAAGAAGGTGTAAGTTGGAAGTACAGAGATGGTAAAGAATATTTTGGTAATACATGGGCAACTGAATCATATTCTCCTGGTAATACTACTGGGTCATTTGCCACGATTGGTGGTGGAGGTACATGGTTTACCGGTTCAGTAAACAACATTGTGTATACTTGCGCCCAAGATTTTGACTATGAACAAACAGATGTAAAAATAAACGTTACACCTATTGTTGAAGATTGGTTAAATGGTACAAATCCAAACGAAGGCTTTATTGTATTTAGAAAAAATGCCCACCAATCTCACCCATCAGACATAGAAACAAATGAAGAAAAAAATGGAAGACCATATGGACACTTACAATACTTTTCAACAGAAACACACACTGTTTACCAACCAAAACTAGCAGTTACTTGGCCAGATTCTTCATTTAATACTGGAAGTTTATCTCCATTAGATATAGCTAAAGATAATATAGTCTATGTTAAAAATAAAAGAAAAAACTATAATAAGGATAGTAGAGAAAGATTTAGAATTGTTGGTAGAGAAAAATATCCTACAAAAACATATGATACTGTTTCAGCAGAATTAGCAGTAAAGTATATGCCTAGTACTTCTTATTACGCTGTAAAAGACATGACAACTGACGAAATAGTAATACCATTTAATACTTCTAGCACGGTGATAAGTTGTGATAGTCAAGGAAATTATTTTGATTTATGGATGAAACAGTTTTATGCAGAAAGAAGGTATGGATTTGTATTTAAGGTAATAAACGGTTCATTAGAATCACCAACAATACAAAGATACTATAATTCAGATTATACATTTAAGGTTGTGAGATAAAATTATGGCTTATGGAATGAAGAAAACTACAAAGGCTTCTAAGCTAAATTACAGTAAAAATATGACTAAGCCCAAGATAAAAACAATGGGTAAATATTCTCCTGGAGGAGAATCTCCATATTATACAGGAGACTCTCCAGCAAAAATATCTAGAAAACCTTCTGAAACCAATGATGTAAGCTTTATATCTACAAAAGATATGGTAACACCTTATGATGGCGCTGTTCAGATTGAATCTGATTTTAATCAAACAGGAGAAAACGAGGCTACATATGAAACTCGTGATAGCATGTATAGTAGTTTTGGTGGACTGTCTCAAAACCTATCTGATGGTAGTGTTAGTCAAACAACTAAAGCAAATAGAAATAGGTTTGGTGTAATAATGTCTAGTCCAGAAACAGTTGCTGCTGGCCCAGAACCATATGTTGTACCAAATGTAAAACATGTCTTTGCATCTAGAAAATATATAGAGGTAGTAGATACAGCAATAAATCAACTAAGACAGGTTTCTAAGGCAATACTTGCCCCTAAAGAAGCGCCAATAATAGAAACTGTTCAGTGCTATCCTGGATTTGGAACATTAGATGGACAATACAGTGATGGATATAGAATACAAGTATTGCCTGAAATAGGTGAACCATCTTTACAAATAGCAGCAAATGAGACAATAGTGTTGATGTCTAGAGCATTTAATTATAGAAACGAAAATAACACTAGGATTAGAGGTGGTTTAACATTTACTTGGAAATTTAATGCCGATGGTATTGGAAAAGCTAGAGATCAGGTAGTTTCAACTGGGCCTGTTTTAAGAATACAAAACGCGCAATTGCAACATCGAGGTAGATACCATCTTGAAGTAAGTAATGAAAAAGGTACAAGGACTTCAAAGTCATATTTTATAAATGTACTTGGTGGATTATTAAAAGAATTAGAACCACAAACAATTGGAGGAGACGCTGACGGTACAGATGCAACTGTTGTATACGTACCAACAGGAAACTTTATAAGAGATGAAAGACATGATGCAAATGTTTCTAGATTTGATCCTTACTTTGATTTCTTACCTAGTCAAGGTAGATGGGTTTTATTAAATTATATAAACGGTTCTTGGGTAGAAGATACAACTCCTGGTTCAGCTGTACAATCTATACAGTCAGCTCTAGGAGATGAGGAAAATACTGTACAGAGAATAGATGGTGAACTTTCAGCA